CCCGAGTCGTTTGAAGGACAGGTGATTTCTCATTTTCCCATTGGACCCGGTGATTATACGAATAAACTTTTCAAGATGAAGGTCTTTTATGAATATTTGAGGATTCGGCCTGTGAACTAGACAGGGAAAATTTGAGGTGTGTGGAAGGGTACTGAAATGATAACAATAATGTCGGAAAAAAATGCGTTCACTCTACTTATGAGTCGTAAACAGACTGAAAGCCCCGATGGATTTCTTATTATAAAAGGAACTATTCCTAGAGGTCAAACCCACCTCCTACAGTTTGACGGTGGAGCAAACCCTAATCCTGGTCGCGCAGCAGGTGCAGCGATTTTATATTCTCCTGAAAGAAAGCCTATCTTTGAACGTGCAGAGTTCTTGCCACATGCAACAAACAATCAAGCAGAATACACTGGACTTTTAGTGGGACTTCAAGAATCGGCGGCAATAGGTGTAAAGCATCTCATGATTCAAGGAGATAGTCAGTTAGTTATTCTTCAAGTTGCTGGGAAATGGAAAATAAAAGATGATGCACTAAAAGCGTTAAATAGACAGATTCAACATGAACTAGAATCATTTGAGTACGTTGCGATTCGGCATGTTTTCAGAGAAAAAAATACTGAAGCGGATCGGATTGCAAATGAAGGAATCTCAGATGGAGAATCATTTATTCGTAACTAAACGGACCAACTTATTTTTTACGAGTTATTCTCTTCGTCAATCTCCTTTGATGACGAGTGTATCTTCTTTTCCTGTATCCTCCCTGCGGCTTATTAGGCGAAGCAGGCCGCGGGTTATTAGGCGAAGCAGGCCGTGGGTTGTTATTGGGTGAACCAGGCTGCGAGTTATTAGTTGGCGAAGCAGGCCGTGGGTTGTTATTACCTAGCGCCGTAAGATTAGTATGTCCTTCATACTTCTGTATCTTTCTTTTGCTGTAGTCCGCACGTTCTTTGATTTTTATAAGTTGATCTTCATTAACATTTTCTTTGGCAAATGTCAATAGATCATTTATAAAATCTTCTAGTTTTATATTATTGTCAATTGCTGATTTTTTATAAAGGGGATAATCTGTTTCTCCCACACACACAAGCAAAAGAAAAGTAATCCAGTCTGTTAGTTGGTTTTTTATTAACTCTTTGTCAATTAGTTGAAAATTCATATAAGATGTAAATAATGGTATAAAACTTGGTATATCTGGATTAAGTATAAACCTGTTTATTATATCTGTAATCCGAGCGAGGGCCTTTTCTATCTCTACTTTACCTGCAGCAGCCTTTGTAAATAACAAGCTAACTGTACTTTTAGCAAAATAATGATTATATCCTTTAGCGTCAAAAGCATTCAAAACTCTAGTAGAAAATTCAAGTAGCTGCTGATTGTCTAGTTTTTCATTTGCTATTTCTATGAGTTTATCAACTAAACTATTATTTATATTCTCATATGCATTTATAATCATACCTAAATAAAAAACAGTATCTGATTGGTCGGGGATCTTTGCTTTTTTATATACCTCTAAATATTGCATTAGTTCAGGAGAACTGCTATTTTTCTTTAATAACTCTTGAAAATAAGTATAATTGTTAGCTTCATGTAAATGTCTAAACTTAAAAGGATCAACAATTTGAACATTTTTAGATACATTTAGTCCACTACCAATATGCCTAATAAATCTTATTCCAGTGAAAAAACGAACATCTGTTGAAAATGCGTCTATATTGACCATCTCAACCGAAACACCACTGTAGTTAAACTTTCCATCAGATGACTCAAGTAAATCAGAATCTTTTATATAGGTATAATATTTATATGTCATATTAACTCGTACTTTATTGGCATACTGTATATTATTGTACTGAAACTCGCGAACATGCGTTCGTATAACCGGATAATAAGAAGAACTTTGTTCTATTCCTCCTAATAATGAAGGTTTATATTCTTTATTATTTCCACAAATGATCCTTGTAGTTTTATCCGTTTTATACAGTTCAATAGCCTTATTTAGAAACTTTTTCCAAGGAAACTTGTAGATTCCTGAGTTATCATCATAGTATAACTCTATTCCGCCACATGTATAGAAGGCAGTTGCATGACCTCCATACTTTTTATCACTAGGATTTATCACATGTGATGCAATTAAAACTGCATCTGCCTTGTTTAAACTCACTTGTAATAAAGGTTCATTTAAAACTATAAAAAGTCCATCATTTTTATATCCATCGCTTGAGTATATCTGTTTTTTTGGAAAAACTTCATGATACATTTTAAATCCCTTAAAAAAAACTAGTTTATAAAGATTAATTATATAGTCATCATCTGATCTATCGCTACCTGAACTATATAGTCCTTGCTCTTTTTTTACTTTTAATAGTTCTGCATTTACGTCTAGACGATTTAACTTTTGACTCGACACTTTACCTAATGCTGCAGCAAGTATACCATTTTTTCCTGCGGCTCTTGATATTCTTGACATTTTGAGAAATATTTTATGATCATCATTTGATTCTTTATCACATAGATGTTCTCTTTTATTAAGTTCATTCATATGATGCCGCATAAATCTCTTTTTTAGAATATTGAAGTATTTTATGGCTGCTCCCTTCATTTCCTCAATAATCTCATCTTTTTCCTTGCCACTGACAATAAAATATTCTCTATTAGTTTCATCCTCTATAATAGACATAAGTTTTGTTTGAAAGGTAGGATCAAATAGAGCAGGTTGAACAACTTCCTTAATCCTGTCGGTAAATAAGAATATCATCTGAATTGAATCGTTCCAACATTCACCTAAATGTTGATAGAATCCCTCACTGTCGCACATAACCTTCTCATTAGTAGCTTTAAGAACTGGAAATCCAGCCATTTCTTGTTCGGCTATACGTCTATTTAATGCATTTTCTTCAGCCATCCCTATCTTCTAGATATTTTTTAAACGTTGAGACTCAGCGTATTTCCTTGAGGAGCCTGGCGTCTCTTGCGCCGACCTCCTGCAGTTCGCTGAGACTCCGCCTGACTCGCCATTTCCTCCGAGTGGACACTCTGAAGATCCTGACCTAGTGTTGAAGGGGCGGGGCCAGGGGCTGAAAATCCGGGCTGGATTCCCTGCGCCTCCTGTACCTCGGCACGACGAACCTCTTCAAATGTCTTAAGGATGTCATCAACGCCAGTGGGTCCTCTCATTTCACGACGAGCCGTTGCACGCGCGGGCTCAACGGAGGCGACAGACTGCGGCATATTCGGAACACGACTGGAGTTCATGAATGCCCCTGCACCCATCGTCGGACCCTGCGGTTGCATGGGCTGCTGCTGCGGGTAAGCCGGCCCTTGGCTTTGATAAGCCGGCGGTTGGGAGAAGGGCGCGGGCATCGGCTGGGGCATCTGCTGCTGACCACCAGGCATTGCCGCCCCCATGAAGTTACCAAAGCCCGGCCCAACCTGCTGCGCGGCCGCCGCCGCCATCTGACGAGCCAGTTCAGGGTTCTTGCGCATCACATCATCCATTGACGGCATCTTCTGACGGAAGAAAGAGTTGCTCACGTGGCACATGAAACCACTTCCAGCGAGAGCCATCATCAGACGAACCTCGGGTGCAACCTTTCCACGGTCCTTGTACTTGTCGTAGAGTTCCTCGAAGATCTCATCAAAATCCTCCACATTCTCGTGAACGGACTCGGACCAGCCCTCCAACTTCAGATCAAACGGATCAAACTTGTTGTTCATCCACTCCATACCCGTGATCACACCCATCAGCATCTGACGCTGGAAACGGAGACTTGCCTCCATCTGACGGGCATCCACGAGACGGAGATATTCCTGCTTGATTTCATCCAGACTGTTATCAAGCGTGTAATGACGCGTGACAGGGAAACCCTTTGACTCAAGACGCTGCAGCTTATTAATGAACTCAATCTTCTCCTTCTTTTCCTCCTCGGGGTTCCTGGATGCCGGTAGAGAAAAGGTTGGACCCGTGGCCGTCTGCTGATTCGCAAAGAGATTGGAACCAACATCGCCACCGGTTTCCTTGCGTATCTCCAGATTCACGGGGCCTGCAGGAAAACTCGCATCAAAACTCATGGGCTCCAGCGAGGCAATCTCAACCTCCTGAAGTCCTAGGCCACCGGACCCCGAGCCTGAGCCTGAGCCCCCTGACCCCGAGCCCCATGACACAGATGTCTGCTGGCGAGGCGGAGGCGGAGGTGCAGAGGACGAGGACGGCTTATTTGTAAGACTCGGATTTGCTAACATACTGAGACCGAGGTCATCCCCCATGTCGTTAAGGTTGATCACATTGCCAAGTTCCTCAGTTAAATTTATCTCAGGGGGCATGCCTCCTCCCCCTCCCCCCATAGATCTCGCAACGTTTTCCATCTCGCGGATCGTAACACCACTCATTCCTTCTTTGGTTTTCTAAGGACTTTTTAGGCGGCATTTACCGCAGAGGCGTCCAAACACATACAGAATGCATCTGCTAAATCGTTCCGTTTCTTGTGAGCCTGAAAAAAGGATAACCAGTGCGCAGCATTCGCCATCTTCGGTGCCTTGAGGCGTTCCACAGTTCTGTCCTCGGAGCCCTTCTTTCGGGCCGCGTATCCCGCCGTCCCTGTCTCCTTTCCCTTCACCTTCATTCCTGCATGCACCAACTTGAATGGAGGCGAGATCCGACCCGTCTCCAGAATACAGTCCCGTAGTGTTGCAAACAGAAGAATCTGTACTGTCTTCATGACTGGATTCTTCAGAACCGGTTGATTTTCAAGACGTACTTCCGTCAACTGGGGAAAAAAAGGAGCGATTTGCGTTCGCACAAAGGTGCGAATCGAATCGTGAATCTCACTCACATTGATAGCAGCCGCATGAGGAACCTTCACCTTTGTGACAGGAAGTGAGGCAACTGCCTTGATCGCTGTGACCATGGCATCCTTGCCCTTCGGCACCTTGATTCCCTTTTGCATCAAAATCGCCTTGAGAACCGGTGCCCCTGGAACCTTCGTCAGAACATTTCCGCTCAAATCCTTCAGAATCGGCGCAGCCACAGGTACGTGCCGAGCACACGAGAGTCCGTGTGCTGATACATACTTTGCCTTTGCCTGGCAGTGAGCACAGGTTGCTGCCGCAGCCGTCTGCTGATTCTCGTCCTGCAGTAAGTTATAGTTTCCCCACCCACGGATCTCAAGTTCGTCTGCAGTATTCGTAATACACCAGGCGAGATTCTTAATACCAATATCAAATGATAAGACTGTCATCTTTAAGGATGGATCTTCTTGTCTCTAAGCCAACGGTTTCGTTCCAAGAGGCACGAACTGACGGCCACGGGGAGTGTTTCGGCCACCGGCAAACTCCCGTGTGATCGGCGGCAACTGCTGCAGACCCGCGGGCACATCCGTATTGAAGGTTCCAAACAGATGCGGCAGAGATTCTTGTCTCGCCTCACCAATGCCGTGAGGAAGACCTGTCGGTGTACGTGTCAGATTTCCCTGTGCATCGCAGGACACGATACTTGCAGGCGGCGGCACAACAGTCGCATCAAACGGTAGATTCGCACCAAGCATCTGGCTCTGACGTGTGCGCGATACAGTTATGATTGACTTCGCATTTTTCTGCAGCCATTCATGAGTTGCAAGTTGAAGCCCTGAAGGAATGTTCTGACTGCACTGAGGACGATAGTCTGTCACGAGTTGAGCATCACTCATCGGCGCAGCCCAACCGGGGAAACGAGAATCTGTTGTTGGAGAACCACCGACCATTTCAAGTGGCTTTGCAGCGGCAGCGGCACCTTGGCGCCCAGGATCTAGATTTGGGTTTGTAGGAAGGCGGAACAACTTTGCGTCCATCTAACTTATTGCAAGGTTTCCGTCTCGGTCTCCTCAAGCAGCGCACCTCCCTCGGATGCAAAGGCACCCTCAACCGTTGACTGCGTTACGGTCGCGGTCGCGGTCGCCGCGACGGATGCAGGGGCAGAAACAGAAGGAGCAGCTGTACCATCAAGCTTTCGCAGAGCCTCCGTGAGTTCCTTACGACCTGCATTTGAGGACAGGCTCAGACCACGCTGCTTCGCCAGAGCCTTCAGTTCCTTCACCGTCATGGAGGCATAGTTCGGCTGAACCTTTCCACCCTTAGACGTATCTGATCCAGAAACATCCAGAACAGGAGAAGCCATCTTAGCAGGGCCTGTGCTGGTAGGCGCCGTAGGCAACTGCTCAAGTGCCTGCTTGTAGGAGTCCTCATCAACATCCGCCTGATCAAGCGGCTCGGGACCAGAAATAGGCTCTACGCCTTCCACCTCCATTGCATCTCCGTGACTGTAACCCGCATCCGCGGACATCTTGAGATCAAGAAGGATGCTCTCGATCAGATTCACACGCTTCTCATTCTGCACAAGGCGACTGTAAAGGTAGAAAAAGAGTGCTCCGAACACGAGCGTAACAACAACACCAACCGTCAATGAATCATTAAGTCCCTGCATTCTGTTCTTATAAGTGCATTGTAGTTTAGATGGTCTTTTTGTCCGCGCATTCACGGCATGGCGGTAGGAAATCCGAATTTTGTATAGAGTTCTTCAACGCTACTTATCTTGCAGAGACCGGGTGCCAGTGAGAAACTGTATTCAATGCCGAACGCCGTTTTCTGTGCCGGTACACAAAGTTTCTGAACTGTGCGCGGTGCCTCTTCAACAAGTGAAAACACATGGGTGCTCACAATACTTGTTATATTCCGCCGTTTCCACAGAGATCTCAGAAAAAGCCTGGCCGTTTTCTCACCGTCGGGAGGATTCGTAGAATGAAAACATTCATCATAGACCAAAAATCCTCTTCCTTTCTGGCGGAGAACCTCTGTAGCAAAGGAAAGTTCTCGTTCAAATAGACTTTGTGCTCCAGGCAAATCTGCGAGACGGAGTCCAGAACGGATCCAACGGAACGGAGCCAGTTCTGCGCCGGCGGCGAAGGCAACTCCGTATGTCTGCGCCAACCAGACATTGATAAAAAGTCCACGGAGAACGGACGATTTTCCTCCCTTATTTGGACCCGTCAGAATGGAATGACCATTTGAGTCAAAGGAGGATGTGACCCGCTTGGTCGCAGGAATGGATGGATCAAAGAAGTCCTTGAACTTTGTTGCACCTGTAGGGAGAATCTTGACAAAACAGAGATCGGCGCTGGAGGCGATTCGCCACTGGACTTCAAGTTCCGCAATCTGATTCAGAATCCACCGAATATCTTGAGGATGGTCGCGCACATAGGCATAGAGTTGACGCGGTTCCTCTAGCGGCCATGCATCCATATGAGCTGACTTTACACCGAATACATCAAAGAGTTTCTGCGTTGTCGTTGCAAAGTTCTTGAAGAGTTCTCCTCGTTCAAGAATGGACTGAGAAATACTATAAAGATGAATGGCCTGTTGTACCGGTTGTATGATTCCCTGAATGACTCCGAATGCCGTCCAGGTGGTTTGAAACAGTATTCTCATTTGTCCCCAAAAATCAAGAGATGTCCATGTTTTTCCACCCAACCACATGCCAATAAACATATCAATATAGGACTCAATCGTCAGAGGGATTCCAAAGAAGAAACGCACAATCACATACGGAAGAATCCAGGCAATCACTGGAATAAAGACTGCAAAAAAGGGGACAACATAGAGTTTAAATACGGACACGGCTGGAAGGAGAAACGGAACCTGATTCAAGGGGCGTGACCATTCCTCGGTAAACAGAAGTTGTGCAGAACTTTCCGCTTCCCATTCCTCGGGCTTTTCAGAAAACCCGGTGATCTTTGATTCCGTGGCAGCGAGTTCTGAAAAGAGTCCATTGATCATCTTTGCATCTTTTATTTGGCGTTGGATCTCCGATCGTAACTTTATAATAGGTGTTTGTCTCGCACGGATCTCAGTCGAGTTCGTTAGAGTTCGGGCACAGGTTGTCCGAAATAGATGCTTGGATGCCGCCAACTTACAGTCAAGAGTATCAATCCAGTCGTCTGTTTCCATTCTCGGTGTAGACGAGTTTAAAATTGATTTCCTTCTAGCGCAACACCAAACGATAAGGGTCTAAAAAAGAACTAATGATTCTATCAGTAATGTCAACGACGGGATCGGTTCCGAATGAGTTTCAGGCAATTATGAATCTCCGAACTCGTTGTACTACAGCAAGTGCTGAGATTTGTGAGAAGATGCGAAGCATTGAACATCTTCTCACTGAAGAAGTTACGGCTCCAAACTGGAGACGCGGGCCATCTTCAGCCGGAACATCACAGGCCGGTGGCCGAGGTCGTGGCGCTCCTACTGGCCCTGCCTCGGCCATGGGATCTACGATGCCTCTTTCCAATCGTGATATGGGAAGACAAGGTAATCCTCGGTGGAAGCCTGTCACAGGTGAACCTGTTGCACCTTTGGCGCAGCAGCAACAACAGCAGCAGCAGATGCATCCGAAGTATGAGAGTCGTTATAAGAATACAGAAGTAGACGTAGAAGATACAATTTTAAACAAGATTATCTTAAACAAGTTGAACAAGTTCAGCACGGCCACGTATAAGGAAGTTCGTGATTTCCTCTATCAGATTCTTGACAGTGGTGAGACAGATTTTACTAAGGAGTTTATGAGGCTCGTGTTCAGAAAGGCTGCGGCAGAGGAGATCTTTTGCCCGTTGTATGCGAAGTTACTAAACGAACTTCGCACAACGTACCCGGTCATTCAAACGGAAATGGTCGAAC